CATCAATTTCAGACGCTTCATCAATAAACAGAATATCTGATTTAATCCCTCTAAGCTTATCAGCATCATCAGTAGAAACAAACTGAATGGTAGAATTAAAATATTTCCATACCCTATCAGATATGTTATAATCTTCTTCATTGTATATCTCTAAACTTTTTAATATGTCTATAAAATCTTTAATTACTGTCCTTTTCAAAACAGGTATTGAACTTCTGACAACGGTTATGTTTATGCCATCTTCTTCAATCATCTTTACTAATAAGAACTGCAAGATTGCATATGTCTTACCACTTCTCGTTCCTCCGATATGTTGTGATACTCTACTCTTGCTGTCCAGTAGGTTCTGAAACGTCTGTGTAGTTTGTATATTTATCTGTGTTGGCATTGTTTATTTGTATTGTGACCTGTTGAACTCTATGATTTACTTCTCCTGTTATATCAACCGATGCCTTCTTAGGCACAATGTATTCCAATAGTTTAAGATATAACTTTGCTGCTTCAATAGGATTATCTTTTCTTATCTTTTCAAAATCTTCTTGTATGGCATTCAATCCCTGATTAGCAAGTCTAGCAATGGCAAGTTTAGCCTGTTCAGTGCTTCTATTCAATGCACCTGGCTTTCTACCACCTAATTTATTTCCTACTTCAAACTTTCCCATAATCGTTTTTGCCCGTTTTTTATTCGGTTTCTATATTATTTAACACCACTACTTAATCTTTGTAGTTATCGGCGATTAATTCATATCCATACATCTTTACTGCATTACCATCTTCATCTAAAATAAAAAGCATTCCGTAATTTTTATTTCCTCTGTGTATGATTGTTTTCGTTTTAATCCAATTCCAGTCAAAACTAAATGTCACATAACCTACTTCAATCTTTGCATTATCGTTATTAGAGTTGTTCATAGACATGTCTTGTATCTGGCCATTTCTTCTTTGGGTCTGTTCCGTTGTTTGGTTTTCTTCCTCTAATACCACTACCTCTTTCTTGTGGTTTAACTGGCATCCTTAAATCTATACACCATAAGTAAATGCCTGTTTCTATCATCTCATTTATAACTGCATCATAGAATGCACTCTTTTGTTCTCTTGTCTCACACTTTGCCAATCCTTGTCTTAACTTTGTATATCTTCTCTTTCTTGCCTTATCATCTAATGGATATGGTTTTTTATATTCATCTTCCTTTAATCTATTTCTTCTAAGATATTCTTTAGTTGTGCATGGTTTGCATAATTCATTTCTTTTTGATGCATAATGTTTGTATTCACTTCCACATACACTACATGGTTTTAACTCAAATTGTTTTGTCCTTTTCATCAAATGGGTTTTCTATAACTTCTTTTAGATACTTTCTTATTTTCTTTACTGCTAAGAAAGTAGTTGATTTACTTATTTTTATTTTTCTTGCTACTTCATCTAATGTATCATCTGACATCCAATACAATTCAAATATCTTTGCAGATGGCCACATTCTTGTTGTGGATAGTTTCTTTAGTTCGTTGATTACTTCATCATGTGTTTTCTGTATCTGTAAATCTCTTTCTTCATCATATGGTATGTCCTCTTCATTACTCCATACTTCATCTACTAAGGTTGTCCGATTTAACTTCTTTGTTTTGTTGATAAATCTGCTATGTAGAAACTTTGATGCGTAGAATAGATTATAAGATTTATCTCCCCAGAATAGTTTAGGATTACACTTCTCATGCAAATAGATGTAAAGTTCTTGAACTAAATCTTCACTCTCTTCTCTATTGTGTGTGATTTTATTTGCAGAGTTTAACAACCACTTATGTGACTCACTATGTAGATTGATTAATCTTCTTTCACATTCACAACTGCCTGTTATCATTACATTCTTTCTTTTACCCAATTAAAGATATAATCTACTGCTCTTCTCCAATGTCCTGCAGATGATGCACAGGTACATGGTTGGTTTTCGTTTTCATCTCTTAACTTATTGAATGTAGACCAAACCCAAGATGCTTTATTATCAGGCAGATAAGCACCTAGGTTTAGTATAAATTCAGAGATTTCGTTAAATTCAGCTTCTGTTAGAGGATGATATTTATTCTCCATCTTTGTTTAATGTTTTTAATTTAGGTAATTTTAATTCACTACTCTTTGGTGCAGGCATATTACCACCTGGATAAATAGGATTGTCCAAATTTAAGAATTGTTTTATTTGGTCAATGTAAGGATGTGTTCCTGCAAATGTAAAACCCATACAACTAAGGATTAGGACTAAATCGTTTACTGATGTCAACTTACTAAAATCAATTAGATATGCTGCATTCGGGTCAAATTGTTTTTGGGTTCCTGCTAAGGAGATTGTTGTTTCTTCCATGTTTTATTTTGTTTTGTTTTCTAAATAATATTTTGCTAAGTGTAATGTTTTAGGTAAGATATTCCATTGTTCTCTTGCCTCTTCTGTTTCTAACCATTTATAGAATTCATCGTATTGATGTGATAGAATATATTTTGTATTACCCATGTCCGGCATATTCAACATCATTCTTGCATCTTCTATAATTTGTTTTGTTGTCCACTTTCTTAATTCTTCTTTCTCTTTTTCCCAATACTCTATACTTTCTTCTTTTGTTAAAATCTTTATCTGCATATTAAAATAATTTTATTTGTCCACATTGTCCATCGTAATCTTTATCTGTTAATCTATTCAACCATTGTTTTCTTTCGCAACACCCACATGATTGAAAACCCATCAGGTTTGCAATTAGAGTAGCAATCCTGTGTCCAAATCCAAAAGTGATAACATGTATCAACGCCTCTGTGTAATCACCTAATTTTATGAATTTCATTTATTTCTTTTTTATTTCTTTTCTGATTAAATTACTTACGAATGTTCCCATAATGAAACCATGCTCTTTACAATACTTTTTAAGCAATTCGTATTCTTCTCTTTTAATTTGTAGGAAACCATAATTGGTTTTATTGTAAACCTGTTTTTCTTCTTTTGTCATATAACTTGTTTTAATATATTCTGCTGTAATTTGGATTTGCTGCACCATATAAGATACCATTCTCTTTACCATGTCTCATATTTTCCCATTGGTCAACTAATTCTAAATTGTATAATTTATTATTATGTTTGTCACAATCAATGTGATTTATCTGTAAACCATAAGGTATCATACCATGAAAACATTCATAGATAAATCTGTGAGATAAATAAGATTTTCTATTTCCGTATTGAGTTGCAGTAAAATGTAGATAACCTCTCTGATGTGGAGATTGTATGTGTTCTTTAATTTTACCAAACTTTAATGAATAGATGTTTCCATCTGCATCTGCTCCGTAATGTGTAAATAGTGGGTGTTGTTTAATTTCAATCTGTTCCATTGCCATGTTTTGATTTAATGTAATATAAGTAAAATATTTGATAATACCAAATATTATTTAGTATAAATATAGCATTCGTAAATAAAACGCAAAAAGAAAGCCCAGAAACATGGCAGGAACTGGGCTTTGTATATTAGAAGTGAGACACTGCTTATAAGTTTAGAATTAATAAAGAAGCAGCATTGTTTAAGTCTCACTGATATATAACACTATTCAAAAAAATAGTATTAAATCAAGAGTAGCAATGTCGTATTTTCTTCTAATGGATACACAACACCTTTCGTGATTACTACTTAAAAAAAATAATAATCAAGTGCTGTGTATAATCTCACTACTTCTAATTGGAGTGACACTTTGCTTATTCAATTTATTCGCAACATCCTAAAACTGTCTTTTACCATTATAAGAGGATTTTAGGAGACACCTTCCAGTCTTTTAAGTATTTCAACTAATGCACTGTGACTCAATTTCTTATTATATTTAGTTAGTAGTGAAAGGGCGTTGTATTCGTAAACTACCTCTATGATATAATACCTTGTTTAGATTTTAGGTTTTAACAAAAATAAATATACGAAAGATTTTCCAAAATACAAAATGTTTATGAATTTATTTTATTTTGCAAAGTGAAAATTATTTTGTATATTGTATAAAATTAAAAGTTATGTATGTAGTTTATCAGTTAGTAAATCAAAAAAATGAAATTGAATATGTAGGTCATACTTCAAATATTATAAAAAGATTTAGAGTGCATAAATGTAAAAATGGAAAATTTCATAATCGTAAAGACATATCTTATAAAATTATAAAAGAATACAAAACTAAAAAAGCTGCATTAGATTTTGAGCATAAATTACAAAAACAATTAGGATTTGAAAGTGATAGGGAAATTTCTAAAAGATTATGTAAATCAATTCAAAAAAACGGAACTGATGCTAGAAAAGTTGGAATTATTGCATATAATTTATCAGGAAATGAAATAGGTAAATTTTCATCAATTTTAGAAGCTAGTAAAAACTTAAATATTTATGTTTCACTTATTTGGAATGTATTAAATGGCCATCAAAAATCTACAAAAGGGTATATATTCAAATCATTAGAAAATCTCTAAAAAACGAGGTTTTTTGCTAGAAAATCTCTAATTTTGGTGCAACTAACTGGTTTTGAACCGCTTATATATGGGTTTTTTCACGATATTTAACCCCTTCATAATCAATCAGTTATGAAAAACTCAATATATTAGTTTTTTTTATATATGTAATGTATTGATTTCCAATAAAAACTTTATATTTTCTTTAGAATTATTTGGTAAAACGGGATATTTTTCGTATATTTGACTTATCAAATCACAAAAAAGGTTAGTTAATTTCCTACCGAAAGGTAAAAATACACATTAGTTATGAAAAAATATAGAGCGTATCAACCAATCACAATTACATCTTGTATTGAAGATTTGGAAATTATCCACGAATTATTAGATGGAGCATTAGAGTTTTATGAGTGTGAAAAACCAGGTCATAAACAAAAAATTGCCCATATTAAAACAACAATGTATTTAATTAAATCAGCAATTGATACGGCACCTACTAAAGATAGACAATTAAAATTTGATGTAAAATTAATAGGTAATCAAATTAATCTTATCAATACAATAGATGCCAACAATTGGTATGGTTCAAAAGTTCAAATATATTAATCAAAATGGGGAGTTGAAATATACTCCCCTTTATTAAATTATAAGTTATGACACAGGAAAAAATAGAACACGCATTAAAAGTAATGTATGAACAAGTGAAACAATTAAGAGATAAAGTTTCCGATTTAGAGAGAGATATGGAAATGTATTCAACATTAGACCTAAATGAAAAGAAACCAAAGAAAAGAGATTATTGGAATATAGATAATCGTGCAAATAGATAAATTTTGCAAAGTGAAAAAAATAGTATATATTAGTAAAAACAAATAAGTTATGAACAAAGAACAATTAGTAGAAAAATTACAGGAACTTTCAAAGTATATCTGGTTAGAAACAGGTAATGCAAATATGTTGTATGGTAAGAGAGAATACATTACCAATCAATTCAATGATATTATTGATGAGTTAAATGAAACTGATTTAGAAGATACGCCAGATATTATGGATATGGGATTAAATGAATACTCATATCAGGATTTATTAAAAGACTCATTTGATAATCCATTTCAACCAAATAAATAAAATGAAGTTCTGGGATACTACAATAGAAACATTTGATTACGATAAATCTAGAAGTGAACTTATCAATAATTTAGATACCATATTAGGTATGTCCGTGCAAGAACAAACCTTATATAAAAAATGGGTAGAGTTAAATGAAGATTTACATTCTAACTATTCAAATTTACCAGCGTATGCATCTCACTACGATACAATTTGGAAGCCAACGGATTTAATGAATAAAGATTTAACCATTAAGGAAATCAATTCAATTTATCCTATTATTGAAATTGTTAAAGATAGTGATGATGCATCCAAATGGTCAGATGCACGCAGAATGATACATACAATGGATTTTACCCCAAATCCTGGTCGTAATGTGAAAATATATGTAAGGGATAGAGAAAGTGGAAAATTGCTGGGTTTAATTTCGTTAGGGAGTGATATTACCAGTTTAGGTGTTAGAGATGCATATATCGGTTGGAATAAAGAAGATAAGTTTGTTAATGGTAAATTAAATAATACTACGATTGCAACATCTATTGTTTCAACACAACCTTTTGGTTATAACTTTATAGGTGGTAAATTAATTGCTGCACTTACTACATCTGAAGAAATTCGTAATCATTGGCAAGAAACTTATGGAGATAAATTAGTTGGTGTATTAACTACATCACTTTATGGTATTCACTCAATGTATAATGGTATTCCACATTTCAAAACCCTTGGTGAGTCAAAAGGATTAATCAGTATTAAGCCGGATGATAAGTATTATGACCCGTGGCATCAATGGTTAAAAACTACACACAAAGATTGGTATGATATTTACATCATGCGTGAGAGAGATAGGAATGGACAAAGTATGGGATATGATGTAGGGCCAGTATCATCAATGAAACAAAAAACCCTTAATAAAATATTCAAAGAATTAGGAATAAAACAGGGTGCATATAATCACGGATTTAAGAGAGGTGTTTATTTTGCAGGAATGTATGAGAACGGAAATGATTTTCTATGTTCTAAAATAGAAGAAAACCATTTGGTAATGAAACCAAAGTTTATGCAAGGATTAGATTATACTATGAATTGGTGGAAACCAAAAGCAATCAATAGATATCTAAAACTGCATAGTGAAAATAAACTGAAACCTGAAACGCTTTTCTATTATGATGTGATTGGAATGAGTTGGGAAGAGTGTAAAGAAAAGTATTTAGGCGAGGTTGGAAGATAGGATTTGTTTGTTATTCATAACTAAAGAAAAACCCCAAAGGATTGATTTCCTGAGGGGTTTTCTCTTTTTCGTATATTCTCCTTACTTTACAAAGATAATCTCTTAAATTAGGTTATATTAGGTAAGAACCTAATTATTTACCTTGTCCTATATATTTCTTTGTTGGTTTATCCTTTGGCCCTTTGAACTTCTGTGCTTTACCACCTTTTCTTTTGCCAAATGATACTTTATTGTTTGTTTGTTTAGAGGCCTTTGCCATATCTGTTATTACTTAAATAATCTATTTCTATTTGTAATGAATTAATTTGTTTTGATAATTCTAATATCAGGGTTCTCAATTCATCTATTTGTTTTTGTTGTGCTTCCACTTTCAACTCTAAATCATAAAGATTAGAGTCAAACTTTTCTTTACGAAATAAATGCATCATAATTTTTTATTTTGGTTCAGAAATAGGAACGCAGTTAGGAACTTCACGTCCATCTAACATTTTCGTTCCGATAGCTTCATAACCTTCCCAACATGCATCTTCTAAACCAGCTTCTGCAAATAGATTAATACCTTTGAAATCAGTATCATAGGCAACCTTTGCCATTACTTTTGCTGATGTATCTTTTATTTTGCTCATCTTATCTTTTCTCCAATAAGAATAACAAATTGCTGCTGCTTGAGTTTGTTCGTATCCTGCAGAAATTTCTTCTGATATACAACGAGAAATAAAATCTCCTTCTCTTTCTCCTTTATTTGGATTTACTGGCATAATTTTATTTTTTAGTTGCTGTTATAGTTCCGTTTTCGTTTCTAACTATCTTTATAATATTATTTTCGTATATTGTTTGCATAATTTATTATTTTGATGGTGTTGTTTCGTAAATACAATTGTATTGTGCTTGTTGTTGAGTAGTTCCTCTTCCTTGATAACTAAATCCTCTAATAATACCTTGTCCACTTAATGTAAGAGTATATCCAAAGTTATGAGGAGCAAATGTCCAGTTAGGAGGATTGTTTGCAAGTAAACTTCCAGATGTATATAATGCAATATCTTGTGTTCCAAATGGAGATACGAATGTTCCAATTTCCATTCCAACTAAAGTATTTCTAGTAGTTGCATCACCTATTGAATAGTTAAATGCACTAATACTACCAGTATTTAACATTGCAACATTCAAACTCCAAGGAGAGTTAAAACTACCACCAGCTTCTTTATTCACACCTGATAATGAGAATGACCCTGTCACAATTGCAATATAAACTGATGAGTATGAACCACTACCAATATCTAATTGCATAGACCCACTAAATTGAATTGCATTGTATCTACAATCTCCAGTCAAAACATTTGTTCTAGTTGCAGTAGATGCACCAACTAATACTCCGTATGGATATGTAGATGATGTATCAGGAACTCCATATTGGTTTGCATGATACCATCTACCAGTTGATTGGTCAAATGAATTGACAGTATATCCTAAATCTTCATAATTTGATGCAGTGCAAACATTTTCACCTCTATGTGAAATAGATGCAGTCACATTATAAAATGTATGTGGAACTACTTTCCAACTATCTAAAAATATACTTCCTGATTGTAAACAAGATGAAGTTGAGAATGACTCAGCACCTCCACTTACAATCAATGACATTGAAGTAGAACCAGTCAAAGGAAACTCAGTTGCTTGTAATGAGGCAGTTGCCATACTAGCAGAAAGGATTTCCCAAAATGTTCCACTTACAGATGAAGTTGCATTTACTAATTGAACATTATCATCAAATAATTTGAATATACCATTTGCTGCACCACCTTGTTCTTCAAATTTATAATTTATAATTCCATAAGGAATAAATTGTATTTCATTACTAAACGAAGAAGTAAGAGGGTCAAATGGTTGATTATTAGATGAGCATGATGTAAATAATCTATAATATGCAGATTGAGATGGTTGTGGCACTAAATTTGTTGTGCTACAATTCCCTGGGTTTATGGTAGTCCATGTAGACCCACTATTTTCTGATACTTGAATATATCCACCAACACAACTCTTACAATTGATTAAATAAGTTCCAAATGTAGAATTTATTCTCAATTCAGTTAAAGATGCAGTAGTCACAGAGTTCAAAGTAGGTGTGCAACAAATATTTGTTATACCTCTTTGAATATCTCTACCTAAAGTTTGTAGTTGGTTTGTATTTCTTAAATACAACATATTTTTCTTATTTTAATGCTATAATAGCACCTGCAGTTGTTGAAGATGATATAGCTGTGAATATACCTGGAATAAATCCTGATGCTGATACAAATGTCAATACTGAACCATCTGCAGTTTGTGCAACTAAATTACCAGTTTGTCCGATGTATAAACCACCAGCGATAAATGGTAATGGGCTTGAACTGATAGGGTCAGAACCTGTCACTGCTTGTCCACCAGAGAATTGTCCGTTTTCTAAATATCCATGTGCGTTAATAATTGTTCCCATTGTTTTTTATTTTTATTTTACTTTGAATGTTTGTCCGTTAAATCTTACTTTAGACACTGATGAATAATCTAATGTTCTCCAATTACCATCAACATCTAAACATTGAATGTTTACCATACCTTCTGCCTCTTTAGTATCACTACCACCGGCATTTCCACCTACATAGGCTGCACTGTCCCAAAACATCCAATAATATCTGTTATTTCCTTCTAATGTTTCCCATCCTACTCTTACAGGATTAGAAATTGTAGAAGCGAATAACATCTCTTGAAACTCTGCAAAACTAATTTCTTGCATTGCAAAGTTTACTAATCTGTTATATACTTTATTACTATCCATTAGTTCTTAAAGATAATCTATAAAGTGTTTGTCCTAATAATGCTGCAATCTCATCAATTTGGTTTTGTATCCAACTATCTTGAGGTGCAGTTTTTCTTTCTTCTTGCAACCACATATAACAATCTTTGTAATATGCAATTGTGTTATCCAATCCACCCCAGTCCATTAAATCTTCTACATCAAATCCTTTTAATCTACCATAGATACCTGCATAACTTTCAGATAAACCATCTAATAATCCTTCAATTTCACCATAGAATTTACCTAATGCTTCATGCTCAGATAAAGATGTAGTTTGATGATGCCATACAACTGCTTGTTGTTTTGCATTGTTAAAGTATGATACTATTTCTACTATACTTGCCATAATATTTATTTATTTAATCCTAATGTTTTTGGTTCTAATAATGCTGGAGATACAATCAAATCTTTTTTCTTTTTAGTTGTTGCTGCTTCACCAGGGTAAGATGAACTAATTGATGGATTACCTTCACCTTCTGTTAACAATCCTAATTCTCTTAGTTTGTTTCTACTCCATCTCAATCCACTCTTTCCACCCCATGCATCATACATTAACTTTCCACATCCATCTCCATAAGAAGTTGATGTTTGTAAATCACCTTCGTGTCTACTTAAAAAACTATGCATTCTCTTTATTGTATCTATTGAAATTGGTTCACCCTTTGCCAATTGATTTGCTCTCAATTTGCCAACAGGAGTTCCACAACTTCCCCAACCATTCTTTTCTGCCCATGCTAATGCTCTTTTTGCATTAGATTTTACAGCTGAACCATAATCAGAATAACTTTCAAATTCTACTCTCTCACCTTTTCCAAATCTTTTATCTTTCTTTATGATTGCCTTAATCTTCTTTAATGCAACTTCTGCTTCTGCATCTGATAATTCATCAATATTCTTTTCTAATATTGCTTCTTCTAAAATAGATGCTTCAACTAATTTGTGTTCAAATAGACCTTCAATAGAAAATCCTTTTACTTTACCTGTTTTCACATAATCTTTCCACAAAGTATTATCTGTAATCTTAAACATACCAACCCAAGTTCCAGTAGGTAAATTCAAACCAAATTGATTAGATTTATCCAATGGGCCTTCTTTTACCCAACTCTCTACTAAATGAACACCTTTGATTTTATTATCGTGTTCTAATGTTGCAGAGTCAGTATACTTTTTCATTAAGTAATTCTGTGCTAATTTCTTAACAGTCTCCTTTGTAAAAAATACATGATAAGGTTGTCCTTCACCATCTACTCTTAATATCTTTTTATCAGGTATTAAGATTGGGCCTACTAACATTTGCTGGTCTTTACTAACTTCAGCAAACATTACTTCATTTTTATTAAAATAAACGAAATCAGACTCTATTGCTGGTGACTCAACCAATGAAATGGCAAACACCTCATCTACATTCTCATCTTCTATTTTTAATTCGTAAAGTTTCATATTGTAATAACATTATAAGTTATAAAAATGATTATCCACCAACAAATGTTGCTGCTCTATTCGTTCTTCTATCTAATGCTTGTTGTGATGAAATATCTTGTGATACGACATATGCTCTTAAAGGTGCTTGTGCTCTACTAATTGTTTCTGCAATTTGTGTAGATGGATTTTGTCCACCTTGTGTTTGTATTTGTGGTGCTTGTGCACTTGTAATAGTTGGTGGAGTTATATTTGCAGAAGATGTTGACATTCCACTAATTGCACCACCTGCTGCACCTGCAGCAGATTTAGCATTACTAACTGCAGATTTAATTGCCATAATAATACCAACCGCTTGTGCTGCATATCCAATTAACATAGGAATATTTTGAGGAAAACCTATCTTTGCAGTTTGTGCAGTTCCTTCTGCAACTGCAACGGTTGAACGGGCAGCTGCTTGTGCTGAGAAAGTAATTGTTCTACTTACTTCCATTATCAATTCTTTTGCTGCTAGTATTTGTTTTGCAACTAATGCTGCTCTACCAACTTCACTTTCAGCACCTACAATTGATACGATATCATCTAATGCTTTTTGTTTAACTGCAATTCTATCTCTTTCAATTTGATTTGATTTTTCAGTATAAAAGATTTGGTCTGCAAGTTTCTTCTCATTTAATTCTCTAATTTGTTCAGCAGTTAGATTTTCATTTGCTAATGCATTTGCATAGTATTCATCATCTGCTGCTTTCTTTTGTTCTAATAGATTTCTTTGTAATTGTAAATCATTTGCAGCACCGGCAACTAATCTTGCATATCTTGCATCATATTCACCTTTTTCAATTGCTGCTTGTTTTAATTTAGCCTCAGTTCTTATTTTATCAATATCATTATTAGATGCAGTTAATAAATCTTTTCTGATTTTATTCTTCTCTTCTTCTGATTTCTTAATAAATTCTTTATCTGCTTCTAAGTCAGCTAAATCTTTTTGATATTTAGATTGTCTTTCTAATACTGCTCTATCTGTTGCATCTTTAATAGTTGCAATCTCTAAATCTCTTTGTTTCTCTGCAAAATCTTGCTTTGATTTTAATGCATCTTCATCTAACTTCTTTTGTTGTTCAGCAAATGATGTTGTAGATTTAATATATTCAGTTTCTGCATTAATCTTTTCTGCCTGAAGTGTTTTGTATTCAACACTATCTTTATTGTATAATTTTTGTTTTTCTTCAATATCCTTTACCTTAGCATCATAAGATAACTTAGCAAACTTTTTCTCAACATCTAATTTCTCTTGTTCAGTTTTTGCTAATGCTAATGCTTCTTCTTTTAATTTATTTAATTGAGCTTCATCTAATTTATTCTCAGCCTCTAATCTTTTAATCTTCTCATCTAATGCCTTTTGTGCATCTTCGTTTTGTTTTTTAAGATTTTCTTTTTGAGTTTTAGTTTGTTTTGCATAACCTTTCTCAAAATTATCTGTAAATTCATTAAAAGTCTTTTTTGTTTTATCCCAACTACCTTGTAATTGATTATATCCTTCTTCTAATGCTTTAACATCTAATGTGAATATACCTTTAAGAATTTTACCAACACCTGTTCCAACTTCTTTAACTAATGTAAATAATGAAACTAATCCACCATAAAGATTTTTAATACCTGTTATGAATACAGGTAATACTTTTAATGCAAAATTTGCAAATGCTTCTATCAATGGTTGGAATGCTTCCACTAATCCACCTAATAGTTTTTCAAACATGATTATTACAGGCTCTAATTTCTTCATAGAACCTTCTGTCTTTGCAAATGCACCTACTAATGTTCCTATAAGAGAAACTATTGCACCGATACCAATTGCTTTGAATGCAGCACCGAATGATTGTGTTGCAACCTTAACTTGGTTTAATCCTTTACCTAATGCACCTAATGGGCCTGGTGCAGACTCTAATGTATCAAATAAATCTTTTGATGCAGCTTCTGATGCCTTTAACTTATCCGTTAAATCATCAATCTCATTAAACTTTGCTTTCCATTCAGCAGAACCTTCAGGTAAATTACGCAATTCTTTTTTGGCTCTACGAATAGCAGCACCTAAACCTTCTAATTTGGTTTCAGCAGGTTGAGTATCTACCTCTACTTGAACTTTAACTTTCTTATCAGCCATAATCTTTTTATTTTATTCCAACCCATTTTCCATGTAGTTGGTATTTCATATTTACCTTTAGCTATTTCAACTCTTTCAGATACACCATAGTAGTTTTCTGAATTTAGAATATCAATAATGTTCTTTATCATATAACAGGTTTGTTTCGTTATCTATTTAATGCACCCGGTAATATAGGCCCTAATAATTGGACTGTGCATTCACCGGTCTTTACACTATATTCGTTTATTGCACGAAGATGATAATAATTACCTCTCCATTCAATAATATCATTTAGATTTAATTTTGTATATTCAGCAAACGGAATAATTGCAGATGCATTTATTAATCTTGTTCGTGGGTCATATAAAAGATTTACATAATCTGACCAATATGTTGAATATAAAGTATCTGTTGGTATTTGACCATACACTGCATTTTCATTATTAAAAAGCAATGATTTACTATCATTTGTAGGGAAACTACCACTTACTACATTATAATTGTCAAAATAAGGAAATTGTGTTTGTGATTTTGTGACACCTGATGTAGTTAAAGACCCACTCTCAAAATACCATTGTTCACAATCAAGCAATCCATTGTAAAATAATAATCTAGGTAAAACTCTACTTGGATTATAGTTTTGGTCACTAATGTATGTCGGTATGTATATTGGTATAATTTGACTCATAATATTTTATTTTAACAGAAATAGCCAGTTCCATATCCTATTTGTCCAGTTGATGGGTCTAATGAATATACTTCAGTTGCACCACCTGTATTAAATACCATCCAACTAAATCCAATTACAGGATTATTTCCATAAGGGTCAGTATATGCAATTTTACCAGTTTGGAATGTTCCTGTATCTGTATATAATTGATAGAATGCAGCTTCAGTAAAGTTTTGACAAACATAATATGCATAATTCACACGAGAAACTTTCCATGTTCCAATTGAGAAATGTGTTGGTGATGGACTAATACCACCCACACTACCAGAAAGACCTGTTCCTGCAATTCTAAGTAATGGTGTTGAAGCAAGTGTTGTTTTAACTTCTAATGTTCCTTGTGAATAAAAGTTTTGTAAATCGGTATAATATGCTTTACCATATTCTCTATTTGCTCCTTTGAAGAATTGTTGAGATATATAATCAGTATCTAATGTATCTCCAAAGTTTAATTTATTTACGGCAAGATTATTTGCAGGTGTCACATCCCATTTCTGATTTAAGTCAATGTAATTATCAAAAGATGCAACTCTACCTTTATCATACCAATTATTAAATGTTTCAATAATAAAGTTAAATGGTTTAGTTTTATCAGGATAAATTACTAAATGAAACTTTCTTTGTAATGCAATTATAAAATCAATTTGTTTGATACCTGTTGTTCCATATGGCATATTAGATGGAATATCTATTACTCTACCATCTGCAGCCTGTTTAACTTCTTTTATTTGCAAATAAGATTTAGTTGTTCCATTAGGGTCAACAGTCACAGTCGGTAAAACTGTCGGTGATGGTTGGTTTGGAGATTGTCTAACTTGGAAATAATAACTTCCAGTTGGTATATCATCCATCAAAAATTCAGTTGCTAATTCATAGTTTTGATTTATTCCACCTGTTCTACTTTGTTGTAATTGGTCAAAGAAGAAAATATATGATTGTAATGCTTGTGTAGAATAAGCAGTAGAACTTCCTGTTTCTAACATACGCATTTGAAATGTTCCATTTGCAGATAATGTACCAGGCATATTATTTACAGAGCAACTTACATTTAAGTTTAAGTTTAGAACTCCTGATAATCTTGTTTTTTTATCAACCGTATATGCACCATTATTATAAAAACCTTGTGGGTCGGATAAAACATTATACCAAGGAAGTGTCACCCAACTACCTGATGGTAATGTAATATCTGTCATTCCACTTCCACTAATTGCACCTATTTTTATTTTACCATAAGTTTCCAAATCAACTCCTGCATATTCTGGATATTTTAATCCATAATTACAAACCATATAAACTTTTTGAACCCAATCTTGGTTCATAAATGATGATGAGTAAGTATATCCTGCTTCTTCAAATATTGCATCTAATACTGCTTTTACTCTAATAGCAGGTTTGAAGTTTTGAACTGTCAATGCACCATTAACATCATCCATTCCAAATAATTCATATTGTCCTTGTGTGAATTGATAATTACTACCATAATCAGCTAAAGGATAAACAATATTACCATTAAATAAACTTCCACTCCAACTTGCTGTAATATTATCGTAAGATGATGTGTGATTGTATTTTGCTAAAGAAGTTAAATTAGTTAAATAGGTATTGTTTATTATTTTACCAAATGAAGATAAAGTTCCGAATATTGTCACTTCATAACTATCAACTGCTTTAGATTGAAACATATTTACTTTATTCAATTGCAAATATCCATCAATTAAATACACACCATTAAAATCCAAATAACATGGAATTTTTACATTGGTTGCAAATAAGAATGGATTTTCAATAGAGATATCGTATACATGTTCAAAGAATGCATTATTCTTTTTAGTTCCTGGTAAAGTAATTTGACGAGTAAAATCAGATGGAAGAACTCCAATATCAAAAAGTCCTGTGACATTATTTGATATCTTCAAATCTTCATCTTCAAATACATCTAATTGTTCACCATTTGCAATTAAACGATAGGTAATGTTTTGTGTAGATATAACTCCCATATTAGAATATTAACTTGTAGGATTGTCCGTATTTGAATGTAAATTGGTATTGTATTAAATGGTCTACTACACCAGTTTTGAATACAACATTTGATGTTTCTATACTTAATGGTCTTACAAAATTATTTGCTTCATCATATAACCAATAAATTTCATCACTTGCTAACAATTGCTTAAATATTGTATTATAAGATTGGTCAACAAAGAATGTATTTACAGAAATCATAGAATTTGCATCTATAATATAGTTTTTATTTGAACTATCTTGTTTTGCATAAGATAGTGAAGATGCATCCCATGTTCCTAATTGTGGCTGGAAACTTCTTTTTTGCACATCAAAACTTTCTCTACTAACCATATAGAAGTTAAACCAATCAAATTGGCCTAATCTATTCTTCCACATTATTCTTACATTAGGATACTTTTGTTGACAAGTTATTTCAAAATTAAGTGGTAAACCTAATTTACTTGCACCATTGTATGCTTGAATAGTATATGATGAAAAACTTCCTGATAAAGGAAATCCACTTTGTGCAGGTGCTTGAGGATAAGAAACGATTTGACCTGAAGATGATGCATTACCTGTTAAAGTATAATCAACAGATTGTATTGATGATGAATATACTAATTTAGTAGGTTGTGTTCCAGTTGTTGTTCCTACATAAACTCCTGCATATCCTTTATTTTCTACGAATACACTTTGAGTTGCAGGGCCATCTGTCATTAAAGGCCAGAATACTGATGATGTTGTTATTTGTTGTCCAATTGCATCTTGGTTCATCAATTGATATCCATCTAACGCTTTATAAGTGTCAGATTTAAGATGAGAGCCAGTTAAAAATATACTTCCAGATTGATATCTTGTGTAAAAATCTACTGCATAAAATTGAACATTAGAAGAGTTATTATACAATGTATCTTGTAATGTAGAATTCAGTATTTTAGAAACATCAAAAATACCAACATTTGAATTGTTTGGATATTTTACAATTGTGTAAGCTGCAGATGATGCAGATTGAAATTGTGACCCTGTCCAATAATATAATTCACCGATGTATTGAAAAGATGCAGAAGTTAACAATTGTGCATTACTTTCTGCAAGGGTGAATGGCATTGGTGATTGTGCCAATGATACTAATGCAGGTGTTTGAGTTATACTTAAAGCCATTTATAATTCGTTTAATATAATAACCAATAAAAATGTAAAAGTATTTGATACTAATATTCCGACTCAACTTTATTAAGCTTTTCTTCTATCATTGCAACTATATTATCAGAAAGCATATCAATTAATTCATCTATTGCTGCCTCTACTTTTGCATCATTTAATGCCTTGTCTACAAAGTTAATTGATTTTGGAACATTCTTTGTTTTACCTTTTCTAACAGTCTTACTTACTGTCGGGTCATTCCAAAACTTACCATATGTTGCACCTGTTGGAGCATAATCAATTGAAATAGTTATACTCTCATTACCAAGTTCTTTACTATTCATACCTCTTGTATCTAACATGGTATTAATAGTATTTGCCTTTCTTAATTGTGCTCTAAGATTACCAGTTTTAATAGGTGCTTTATTTGCAACACCTCTACTGATTACATCAGCTAGTGATTTTGTTTTTCTAACTATGTCTTTATAACTTGCCATTATCGTGTTCCAAATCTATTCAAATAATATTGGACATTCTGATATACTTCTGCATCCGATAATTGTCTATTATATTGCAGATATGCACATAATCTACCTATGCCATGTCTATCACCAACAGCATTATCAAAATTCAAAGATATTGTTCCAATAGATGAATTACCTCTTGTTCTAGTAGTGGTATCAGTTGCTTTGAATATATTATTTGTATAAGTAATGTGTTGATTACTTCCATTAGTTGAAATAGTATAAACAGATGGAAATCTTGTATAAATATCATTACCTGATATAGGTTGTATTAATGCATTTATCGTTGCAGCTGAAGCACCTGCATATAAAACTGGAACTAAATAGTTTCCACTTTGAACACCACCATTTGCTTGTGCCCATATCAATCCATTTGCAAATCTTGCCGTTGGCCAACCACCTTTATCAGAAACCCAGTTCAAATCGGGGTTTGCATCAGTTCCTGGTGTCACAATTGTTTGTATAGTAAATGATGCACTCAATCCTCCTGTATATTGTAAAGTAGATGTATTTGCATTTGTTGTATTCATACATCCACCAAATGCAGTTGACCAGTTTACTGCACCATTAATTGTTCCTGATACTGCAGAAAAGCCAGGTGCTAAATTATTAAAAAGAGTTCCTGCCGTAATACTACCTGTAAATAATGTTGGATTAAAACACTCTGTGTTTCCAAAATCAAACCAAACATTTAATCCTTCGGTCACTACATTACCTTGTGCTACTGCTGTTGCTGTCAACATATTATTTTAAGTTTTTAACATTTGCTGCCATTAAGTTTGTAGTATCAAATGAAATCATAGATACTAAATCAATTGCACTACCTGTTGCAGTTGCTTGCATGTCTAATCCAGATGGGAATAAAACTGCAGGTGCAAAAGTAATACTACCTGTTGCAGGGCCTATTTGTTGTCTAATCAATAAGTTTAGAGTTTGACCTGCTATAATGTTAGTAGGAATGATGTGTGTCACAGATGATGAAGGTAATGTCAATGTAAAACTATTACCAGTTCTCATATCAATTGATGCAGTGTTTGCTACAACTGATAATGCAACAGGTTGTCCGTATATACTTCCAGTTAATGCAATATTTCCAATTACTCTAACATCAGGAATTGTGCTACCTGATACTAATAAACTACCTGTGATAACTGCATCTCCTGTATAAGGAAATCCTGCACCACTTCCACCACTACCAGTATTAACTGTCAATGCGAATGTAGTTGTATCACCTTTTGTAAATGTAATTGTATTCAAATTCACAGATGCAGTCACAATTGCTCTACTTGCTGATGTAAATAAACTTCCAGTTGCTAAATTAATATTATCAATACTAACTTGTTGAGATGCAGAAGATGCATTTAAGTTAGTTATTGAAGTATTGATTGATGCAGTTGCAGTATTCAAATTAGAAATAGAAGTATTTGCAGATGCTGTAAATGTATTAATATTTGAAATTGATGTCAATGCACTTGCACTAAAAGTATTTAATGATGCAGTTGCAATATTCAAATTAGAAATAGATGTTGCTACACTTGCAGTAAATGTATTTATATTGCTTATAGATGTGTTAACACTTGCTGAAGTTGTTTCTAAATTATTCAATCTAGTATTAGTAGATGAAGTATATGCATTAAATGAAGATGTAGTTGTTAAACCTGCACCTGTTGCTGATTTATTTACCCACAATCCATAAGATGCACTTTCGTATACTATAAAATCACCAGTTGCTAAACTTGCAGTATTGATTTGAACATTATGTAATTCGTTTAATTCCCAACCATTATTAATGCTAACATAGATTGAACCATTATTTTGTTGTGCTCTTAATACCTGTCCTAATGTCACAATTTGATTAGGTGCTTGTGGTTGAACTTTTGTAAATTGACCAGAAGATGATAAGTAAAGTATATCACCTGCAGTATATCCTAAAGCAGGGTCTGTATTCACTCCTGTCACAACACCATTAACAACAACTTCAACATCTGCTCCTGATGGAGAAGAATTTCTTAACAAACCAAATGTGTTTGAAGAAAGAGCTTCATCATTGTAAGATGCAGTTGTAAATACTGGGTTATCACCTACTGCAGAAGTAATGTGAACCACAGTTCCTGCTGCTAATGTAGATGCGTTATTATTTCTTGCAATTACTACAACATTTCTCGTAATAGATGATGTTAATGCGTATGATGCACTTAATGCAGTTAAAGATGCAGTATCAGCAGTAGTTAATATTCTATTACCATTAATACTACCACTACCTACAATAAATACACTACCACTTAAGGTTTGCACATCTGTCAATTCATCTCCTAATTGGTTTGAACCACTAGAGTAAATTACTGAAGAAGTTTCATAAACAGTCTGAACATAAGTAAATGATGCAGATACTGCTGTAATATTTGTGAATGTCTGATTTGCAGACCAGTTATTATCTTTGTTGATATATGCAAATGATGCAGTTTCAGCTTCTGTAATCCAACTACCACTAACACTTTCAATTGCAGTCAATCTTTGATTTGCACTTGCACTAAATTGATTTAATGATGAAGTTGCAATATTCAAATTACTAACAGAAGTATTTAACGAAGCGGTTGTGCTTTCTAAATTATTTAATCTTACATTAGTAGATTGTGTATAAGCATTAAATGATGCAGTTGATAACAATGATGATGTATCAAATGATTGAGATGGCAATCCTGTTAGTTGTGAACCATCACCTTTGAATGAGCCTGTGAATGAGCCGGTTAAAGTAGCAAATCCACCTGCTTCTTGTGTTAAAGTTCCAACTGATTGTATTCCATGTATATTCATATTCTTTCGTTTATATTTTTAATAACAAACTATTTCTATTTTTTAATTACCACTTTACCACTTACAGGATTACTAAAATATAATGTAGTTGTGTTTACATTAGTGCTTACTATACCTGCAGGTATTGCTTGTGCATTACTTCCTGACTCATAAAATTGAACCAAAGGATATAATGTATCTAAATTATGTGTGAATGATGCAGTAGTTGCATTGTTTACATCACCATAATAAGTTGATGTGCCACCTCCACCATTTACTACAATTAAACTACCATTTACAACTCTACTCCAAGTTAAAGTAATTTGATTTGGATTTATTACATCCAATGTAGCTGGTAAAGTATATTGTGAACCACTCTCATATGCAAATACTAATGGTGTAGATGTGTTTAAGTTATGTGTCACATTCCATGTAGAGCCTGAATAGATTGCAGTATAAGTATTTTGTGGTGCAGCTGCTGATGAACTTACTGTCAATACAACATTAAAGTTTGAATAATCACCTCTTGTAAATTGTATTGTGTTTACACCATTTGCTTGTGCATTCAATAATAAACTACCAGTATCGGTTGATGCACTACCTGTAATATCAGGAATATTCAAACTAAATGTAGAATTATCTCCTTTAGTAAATGTAAGATTTCTACTTGATGTATTGAAAGATGCAGTTATTAAAGATAAACTTGTAGAAGTAAATAAACTTGCAGTTGCAGTATTTAGATTACTTATTGATATTTTAGCACTTGCACTGAATGTATTTAATTCATTTATAGAATTTACAATACTTGCAGTTGATTGAGATGCAGTGAATACATTTAATGCAGCTATGGAAATATTTACACTTGCTGAATTACTTTCTAATGAAGATACTCTTTGATTATTTGAAGAAGTATATGCGTTAAAAGATGCAGTTGTTAAATAAGAACCTGTATTTATATCTGTTCCGACTGTAAGATTAAATTGTGTATTATTACCTTTAGTAAAAGTTAAAATATTATTAACAGCAGATGCGGTAATTAAAAAACTACCTGTTTCACTTTCTGTAATCCAACTACCTGATTGTAAACCTATCGTTGTAAGTTGTCCTTGCAAAGATTGTGTTGCATTGTTTATGTTTGCAATAGATACATTCAAACTAGCAGTTGTGCTTTCTAAATTGTTTAATCTAATGTTTGCACTTTGAGTAAAACTTTGTAATGATTGGGTTGCAGTATTTATATTTGCAAGAGATACATTAGTTGATGCGGTAAACGATAGAATAGATGATGTCACCTGTCCTAAAGTAGCATTCTGCGTTATCTGGCTTGCCGTAAATGAGTTCAAATTAGAAATTGAAGTCACAATACTTGCAGTAGATTGAGAAGCAGTATAAGTATTTAATGCACTAATAGATACCTTTGCAGATGCAGACCAACTATTCAATTCAGATACAGAAGTATTCAAACTTGCAGTAGTTGTATTCAAATTAGCGATTGAAATATTTACACTTGCTGATGTAGACTCTAAATTATTTAATCTAACATTTGCAGAAGATGTGAAACTATTTAATTGTGTAATTGAATTTACAATACTTGCGGTAGATTGAGATGCAGTAAATACATTCAACGCATTAATACTAACTTGTTGAGATGCAGATGATGCATTCAAATTAGTTATAGAAATGTTTACACTTGCAGAGGTAGACTCTAAATTATTTAATCTTATATTCGTAGATGCAGTATATGCATTGAACGAAGAAGTTGATGTTAAATTTTGTAGGTTTGCTGCGTATATATTTCCTGAAGAACTTATATTAGTTCCATCAAACGAAATGTTTAATGATTGTCCAATACCATCTTGCAATATTGTCATTTGACCTGGAACTAATGCATTATCAGTTCCTAAATGTGCAAGAGAGGTATAACTCTGTGATATGTATAAATTACTTAAACTTCCCATTTATATTTTATTTTAAGCTTTTGCCCAAGTTTTATATGCCGTATCAGGTGGTGTATCCCAACTCATAAATGTTGTTCCCCATACCTGAGGTGCAATCCATTTTAAGCAGTTAGGACAATCTCCGAAATTAGGCATCGGTATATCTAATATTGGTAAGTTAACCAAATCAAATTCATCTGAGTCATCAAATGTTCCGATAATAGTATAACAATTTACTCCGTAAGAAGTAGTGATGTTTCTAGCATTTGGATAAACCCAAGGTGCAGAGAATACTTGTCCAATACTTCCACTTCCATTTAGAACGGCAGTATATTGGTCACCGGTGATACAATCTTGAATTACATATCCACTCCCAGACGGGTTAATCAAAAAAAAAAGACAACGATTTTTATCATTGTGTGTTGTAAGTGTGAACTCTGCAGTCCAACCTGCAACCCCATTATCTAGCCTATCGGCGAATGGTGTGCAAATGATATCATCGTTAATTTCAAACCCCTGAACTCCTCTTTGTGTATATGAAGTTAAATCGTTAATGATTGCAAGTGTATTTGCGTATACATCTACTTTATCATCAACTTGGTAGTAAGGTATGGTTTGTGTATTGTCAGTAGGATTACTTTCGTTATTTTTATTTTTAACTTTATCCGCAACCATTAACTGGCATCTGAAGTTTGATACAGAAATACCAAAATCAGTTTCTAATATTTGAATGTTTGCAATAGGGTATTGAGGAAATTGTCTTTCACCAAAATCCCAAAGGTCACCCATAGTTGCTGCACCAACACCAGGATGATTATTCATAATGGTTTTCCAATAGTTTACCACATTGTAGTAAAGTGTATAGTTAGTGCCTGTATTGTGTATTATATTACTCATATTAGTTTGGGTATAGGTCAAATAAACATCTATTTCTGTTATTGTGTGTAGATAATGTAAATGTCACAACCCATCCTGCTAACCCAGAGTCAAATCTTTCGTGGAATTGTATACATCTAATATCTGTATTTATTTCAAATCCTGTCACACCTCTTTGAACAAATGCAGTAAAATCATTTACGATTGCTAAAAGATTAGCCCATATGTCCATCTTATCTTCCTCTTGATAGAATGGAATAGTTTGTTCATTCGTTCTAGGATTACTTTCATCATTTTTATTTTTATACTTGTCAGCAATTAAGATTTGAACATCCCAAAGAGTTTCGTTTTCAGTAAATCTAGTCCCTGGTATTGTTATATTTGCAACAGGGTAATTTGGAAATTCTCTCTCATCAAACTCTTCAATATCTTCATTACTTACTTGAGCAACAGATGGATGCTGAGACATATAATCTGCAAAGAAGTTTACCAAATTGTAATAGTTGGTATAGTTTACATTTGTATTTGTAATAAGAGGTGTTCCCATATTTTACAATTGAATGCCACCAAAATACTGATTAGATTGGTCAGGATAGATTTGAGTTTGATTACCAACTGATTGTAAGTATTGAGGTATAAATTGAGAATATGCAATTAAATAGTTTTGTAATCTTAATGCATAATAATCAGCATTGTTCAATGCCTTATTCAAAAGATAATCAATCTCACTCTTTTGTGGTGCTATACCTTGTTCACTTTGTTGTTTAACTGCACCATTTGATTTGAATTGAACAGAAGAGAATGGAATATACTCAACTGCAGAATACCAAATCAATGCATTCTTTACATAATCATCTAAAAGTGCTTGGTAGTATGTATTCAAATTATCTACATTGTTTGCAACGATTTGTGCTTGTAGATATTCAAACAAAACCGTGCCTAACAAATTCTTTAAGTATTTGTCCTGTGCAGTTCTTACAAATGGCAATAAAGCATCTGCATCAATTGCACCTTGCAACGGAGTGTTTTTAATTATATCGTTTCTGTTTATGAATAATGCGTATCCCATATATTTTATTTATTTAATATTTCGTAATCTCTTTTGAAGAATGGTGAACTCATATTATACTTTGCTTCAGGCAACATTTCACTTTCTAATTCTGCACTATCATCTGATTGGTCACCTGGGTTTTCTTGTGTTGCAGGATTTTCCAATGATTTATTAGTTTCATCTTCAACCTGTGCAACTGATTTACCTGTATCTTCTGCTTGTTGTGATAATAATACTAATGGTGTCAATTGTTCAAAATATAATTCCATACTATCGTATCCACCATTACTCAATGCATAATCTAATGAGTTTAAGATTAAGTTTTGGAATGGAGTGATTGTCATTGTTTGTAAGATACTAAATGCAGTCATCATTTCTTCACTTTGAGAACTAAAACCATTGTTCTTTGTTCTAATACCAAATAATAAAGGTGATGTAATTCTATGTGCAACTAATATTCTATCTTGTGTATAATCTGCAACATAATCATATTTCTCATGCAGATTAGGAATATCAATAGTATCAATTGTAGGCTTAGTAGATGGGTCATCGTTAAATGATAACATAAATCTACCTGCATTATCTGTTCCTGTGAATTTTGCTTGAACTAAATCTTCAATGGTTTCTCTCTCTTCAGGGGCAGGAACTCCATTATTGAAGTTTATCATTACTGCTGGCAAGAAACCGTTTGTAATGTTATTCAAATGCAAATTAGATATCTCTCCCTCTGAAATACAAAACTGCATTGCAGATACCCAATCAGGTAAACTATAATAGTATAAACCTGGTGTATAATTTTTAATATAAAGAATTTCCATTTTCTCATTTGATGTTTCAAACGCTGGGATTTTCTTTTTCTCTTTTATTTTCTTTTGGTCATTCCAATCAGTGCAATAGTAATAGTTCTGAATTTTAGGATGTGATAACAACTTCTCTGCTCTTAAATATTGAACAGGAACGTGATACATCTTTACTATCTTTGTATGTGTATCATCCCAATAAACTTGGAATGCAGCATTACCGAATAGTTTCAAATCAAATGCAACTCTTTTAATATCTTCTTGTGGAATTAATTTCTGAAGTGTTTTGTTAAATGTTTCACTTTTAGAATATAATCCTTTACCATAAATCAAATCAGCAATTCCCTCAACACATGCAGAGTTTGTAGTAGATACATTGACAGTAGTAATTACTGCATCAAAGAAATCATCATGTCCATAAACACCGAATGGCACCCATGTGTATCTTGTTTTTATATCTTCTGTTATGAACGGAAGTTGATTATTATTTACATTTACAATTGCAAATTTCTCTTGTTGTTTCATATTATTGTAATATTATGTATCTGTTTTCGCTAGCGTGTGAAATCACTGGCGGTATTTGGTTTTCATATACGGTTTTATCTATTGATTGAGATGCATATACCTGAATAGAACCATGCCATATTTCTATGGATGAACTACCTGATTGATTGTATAAAGTTGCACGATATTCTCCTGCAAGGTATGCACCACTAATACTTGCAGTGAATTGTAGTAATGACTCGTAGCCATCATATGTAATTCCACTCAATGACATAGTTGAATTGGCAAGAGTATACATATCTTGCAAACTCATTGTTAATTCACTACTTGCGGTTGGTTCAGTTCTAATTGCATATTCATTAGACTGAGATATGTGATAAGCTAACATTAGGTATAATTTATCTTTGCTTTATCTTATAATAACAATATATTATGCCGAAATAGTTAAAACAAAAAAACCCCACTCCGAAGAGTAGGGTTAGTTATTTTATCAAATCTAATACTGATTAGTTATTAGTTCCGTATACAATAGTTGGTTGAGAACTCAATCCTGCGAAAGGATTTGAAGTTGTTGAGCCAGATAAGAATGCTGCTGGTAATTGTTCCATACCTGTGAAAGTCACAGAATAACCATAAAGGTCACCTAATGCTCCACCAGTTTGAATTGTTCCTGCAGTCACATCTGCACCTAATTTTTCACCAACTAACAATGTATCACCGTTGTTTGTCCACACCAAGATTTGAGGTCTACCGTATGCCATCAATTTTAATTGAGTAGTCATTTCGTTAGTCAACTTCTTTAAGTTCAATACTAATTCTTGATTGAAGAAAGTTGTTCCGTTATCTCTTGAAGAGTTCACAGTCTCAGTATAGTTTGAATTTCCTTTTAATTGGTAGTAATACACGGTTGAGCCAGAAGGAAGTGCTGTCACTTCTCCTGAACCATTCTTTGTAAAGCTTCCAGTAGTATAGTTGATGAAATAAACACCTTGAATACCACCGATACTCTCTTTACATACTTCTTGTCTACCAGCTGATAAATTACAAGCCATAATGATTAGTTTTTAATTTGTTAGTTAAAAGGTGGGTGCTTTCACACCCGACCTTAATTAGTTTTTATTAGTATGCTCCGTAGTATACGATATCTTGACCAATACCAAACTGAGTTCCAGCTGTGTATCTCATGATAATTCTGTAATTTTGAGAACCATCAATGTCTGCTAAGTCAATAACTTTAACTTGGTTGTAATCAGATAATAAACCTGTTCCGAAGAATAAGTTTGACTTCTGAGCTGCAACGATTTTGTTATCACTCATACCAGGACACATTACGATTTCAACACCATTGAAGTTCATTGGTTTTTCACCAACATTCAATTGATTGTTCCATCCGTTAGCACCTAAACCACTTGCACCACCACCTGCTAATGCAGCTTGGTAAGATTTAGCAACATTTGTAGATACATACATCAACAAGTCTTGCTTACCATAAACTGTCTTAGGAACAGTTAAGAATACAGAGTTTAATTTAGAGATAACATTATCTGGAGTCACACTACCAGAAACGATAGCTGAAGTTCCACCAGAAACTCTTGCTGGTAATACTGCAGTTGCACCACCCGCTGCTACTGAAGCAGAGAAAGCAGTTTCAAAACCACCGAATTGACCGTTAGTAGAGTTATTACCTTGCCAGATAGACTCTTCTGTTGCTTGTGCTACTACACCACCAACATAAGATACTAAATAGTCATTGAAAGATTTTGGTATCTCATCAAATGCTGAGAAACCTAATTGTAAAGCTTCCCAAGATGCAACAAACTCTTGTTTACATAATTGGATGTTTACTTGCAACTCTTTTGGAGTTAAGATTTGTTCAGAGATAGTCACTGAACCTGTGTTAGTCACGAAGTCACATGATGCATCGTTAACTAAGTTTGCTACTGCTAATTTTTGGATTACACTTTTGTATTTAACATTTGGCATGATAGTCACCAATTTGTTATCCAAAGTTGTAGCAGAAAGCAATGCTGCTGCGATATATCCACTAGCTGCTTCACCTGCGTAGGTAGAGTTAGCGATAGTTGGGTTCGCAAAGTTTTGTAATTTTTTCATTGTTTTCCTTTTGAAAATTTGTTAATAATTTTATTTATAAAGTTTAGATAAGAATGAACTTTGTGGAGTTGCAATCTTCTTACCATAATTTCTTTTTGTTTCTGCAGAGAATTTAGTTGCATTTTCTTCAATTGGAGCACCATCTAATTTTGGTAATTCTTCTTCGTCTACTTCAGCCATCTTAATTCCTTCTTCTTCTTGAATTACTTCTGATGCAACTGGAGGATACATTGCTTCCATAGATGCAATCTTCTTTTCCATTTCTTCAATTCTGTATGCCATCTCTTCCATCTTCTTACCTAACTCAATAGAGATTTCTTTGTCTTCACCTTCTTCTTCCATTGGTTCGTCTTCAGTTGCAGGGATTGGTTCTACTTCCTCATCTTCTTCTGCCATCTTTAATGTGCCAGATTTTACTGAGTTTGGTTGTTCAGGTCTTTCGTTCTCAGGTAATTCTTCACCTGTTCCTTGTGGGATTGCTTCAGTTTTAACATCTGCCATCTCAACATTTTCTCTTTCAACGATTTTGCCATCTTTAGTCATTACTCTAATGATTACATCGTTTCCTTCACTATCCTTTAATGAGATTTCATGCTCACCATCTGGTGCTGGAGACTTTGTTCCATCTTCGTGAACTACTTCAACTGGCTCACCTACATCAAAAGTTGGAGATTGTAAGATTTGACCTTGTGCATCTTTAGCATCTGTTAATTCAACTTCTTCTGTTGATAACAATGCCATTATTCTTTTTAATACGCTTTTTGAATTCATATCGTTTTTTGTTTATACCTTTAATAACAAAGGTTGTTTGAAAAATAGTTATTTTTATTGTGTTTGATATCTTATTATTACTACACCACTTCCACCAAAACCTACTGGACCAGTATACGAACCTCCACCTCCTCCACCAGTATTAGCTACACCTGATGTTGCAAAAGCTACGAAACTTCCACCATTACCGGCATTAGTTCCACCTGTTCCACCACTTGCAAAACCACCTGGAGTTGCTCTACCTCTACCTCCACCACCAGAACCATAGACTGTTGCAGTTCCATCTAAATCATAAGTTAAACCTTGTCCACCATTACCACCAGTTGCTTGTGGAACACATGTTGCATTAGAACCACTTTGAGATGCACCACCTCCACCACCACCTGGTAAATCACTTCCACCACATTCAGTATTTGCACCTGCTATATAGTTAGTTGGTTGACCTGATGAACCTGTGTTATCACCACCTAATGCTTGATAAAGATATCCAGATGCAGATAATGCTGACGTTCCAGCAACTACACTTCCACTTACACCACCATTACCAACTGTCACTTGATATGTTCCTTTATAAATTCTTTGAGATAAATATAAAACACCTCCTCCACCACCACCAGTTCTAGCACCGGTAGCACCTCCACCAACTATAAGAATTTCCATACTACCACCCGTTGCAACACTAAATGTTCCATTTCCAGTAAATTTGTGATATTTGTAGTTTACACTTCCAGATGTATAAGTGCCAGTTATTCCACCTGTTGCAGATACATACTGACCTAATTGTGTTCCTGAAAATGCAAATGGAGTAAATCTCATTATACTAAGTTATTAATTGATGTTGCGTATATTGTTGCAGTATCAAATGTTATAAATGTAATTATATCTTTAGAAGATGTTATAGGTGTTGCAATATAGTTTCCACCTGCAGGGAAGTCAAATGTTGAATTATAACTTAGACTACCTGTTCCTACCGATGGTTGAGTTAATAATAAATTGATTGTTTGACCTGGTCTAATATTAGTTGCAGTTAAATGTGTTGTGCTACCCGATACTAAATTCAATGTAAAGAAATTACCTCTACTCAAATTCATACTTGCAGTGTTAGATGTAATACTTAATGTTTCTATATTTCCATATACACTACCTGTTATTGTTAATGAGTCTCTAAATTGAACACTACCTGTAAATCCTGCACTTGCACTAATAGGTGTTGCAAATGTCACTCTACCATCTGTGTATGCTGTTGTAGATTGAAATTGAATTGGATAATAATAAGTTCCTGCACTACCACTACTTACTGCAATACCACCACCTACATTAGCTGAATTTAATCCACCTAAAGTATTTGCACCTGTATGTAATGATATTTGATTTGAACCGCTTGCAAATTGTGAATATCCTCTAGCAATTAAAGATTGTAAATATTGTGGTGTGCCAGCACTTCCTGATGCAATTGCTAAAAAAGTAGGTTGTAATGAGCCAGTAGAACCTGCAGCTGCTACTACTCTAATAGGCCCTCCAAAAGTATCAATTGCTCCAGATACTATTAAATCAAATGCAGCTGATGAACTTATTAATACACTACCTGTTATTGTTTGATTACCATTGAATGTATTATTTCCACGTGATATTAAACTACCAGTCAAATTCAATGCACCTGATATATTTGTATTTCTCCACATGTCAATTCTACCCGCAGGGAATGCAATCAATGTATCATCACCACCTGTTATACTACCCTGTCCATATATCATTGGAACTGGGTTAGGGAAACCATAAATCGTAGAGTAAGTATTAATACCCAATGCAACTGAATTATTTGTTGATGGGTCTTGAACTTGATATCCACCAATTACACCATCTTGTAAATATGCTTGACTATCTAATGTAATATTAAAAGTAGGATATTGTGAACCACTACCTTGTGCATTAGCTTGTAATGTGGCAAAAGGATACTGTCCATATACACTTAATCCATTGTTTTGAATTATTTGTTCTCCATAGAATATATTACTACCAGTTGTTGCATAACTTCCAGTTGCACTAATTAAAGAATTAATTTGTTGTGTTGCAGATTGAGTAAATGCATTTATCAAGTCAATTGAGTTATCATCAGATGCAGTATAAGCATTTAATGCTAAGATACTTACATTTGCAGATGCACTGAATTGATTTATTGATTGTGTGTATTGATTGAATGCTGCATTTGTTGATGCAGTATAATCGTTGAATGATGATGTGTTTACTTTTGCAGCATCTGAACTAAATGTTAAAGTTGCAATATTACCTTGCACATTTTGAACCAATGATGCAGAAAAGAATGTTCCAGGTCCAACTAAATTAAAAATAGTTGAATATCCTAAGAACACATTATTACTTCTGATTTGATTTATAGATGCAGTATATGCATTAAAAGAAGAACTGAATGTGTCCAATCTATTAATACTTGCATTTGCACTTTGTGTAAATCCATTAACACCTGTATTGATTGTTAATTGAGATGCAGTAAATGCATTCAATTGTGTTAATGAAGGTGCAAACGAAGATGTATAAGTGTTTAATTGGCCTATTGATACATTCCAACTACTACTATCTGCAGTATAAGTAATCTCATCTACCAAAGAGTCAATCATATTTACATTGAATGCTCTTAAAATTGTAGGGGAAATATATCCTGTTGTATTATTAGGAAAAGAAGTAGAGTTATCTACCTTTAACGCTTGTTTAGATATTTCTGACATTTTATATTAAAATTTATGATATTTCAAATCCATCATCAAAGCCTGAACCAAATCCACCTTTTGCCGGTGCAGTAGATTGTATTTGTCCAATACCTTGTTGTATCAATGCACCCTGACAACAACTAACTGAATATGTATTTGAATGAATACACAAACATGCTCTTCTGCTATTCTTTGGTGATGATAAACCTCTAGTTGGTCCCAGATAGATACCACTTTGATTTTCTCTATTAACTGAGTATCTCAAATTACCACTTCTACTATTTGACCATTTACCTAATCCTTCCATTGGTTATGCTTTATTTGTAATAACAACCTTGCAAAGAATTATACTTATCCGTTTTTCATCTTTGCCATTGCTTCGTTGTGCATTAAGGTTTCCATATAGTTTCTATCAGAATGATATGCAAGGAATAACAAACACTTCTCTAATGGTTCTTCTACTACTAAATCATACTTTAATAAATCACCACCTGCTAGTTCATGGATGGTTGTATAGTTTCCCCACTTCTTTCCAAAATTTGCTTGATGCTTTGAGGCATATCCTTCACCATCGTATAATTCTGGGTATTTTTCAGTAAGTCCCTTGACAAATTGATAAAAAAAAACAAACAACCAAAGTGCACATCCATTCCTACATTCATAAACTTATCTTCTGTTAATTCACCTGTATACTTTTTAATAGAATAAAATTCACCTTGTTTCTTTTCTACTGGTCTGTATAGGATTGCCATTATCTTACTCCAATTATCATCTATTGCAATCTCACCATACTGAGTAATATCAACATATGCACCATAACTCATTTTAGATAAGTTAGGTTCAAATCCATATTCCATTCCATCTACTTGTATAAATCTTTGTAGTGGCAAGTTATCTGTTATAGTAAACCATTGTAATTCAGATTGCAACATTCTATAATCTTCTACTGCCATACTATGTAATACTTCAGGTTGTATATCACAAAGAGTATGCATGATGATTGCATTCTGTGCCTCTTCATTATCTTCGTAGTTCTTTAATTCTTTTTGTAATGCCAAATACTTTTTTAATGTAATGTCATGCCAACCCGTAGGTATACTAAGCGTTATTTCTTTGACCATTTGTTAACCAATTTATTGTTAATGTTAATTTTCTTACCTTTGCTTCTTCATTCTTCAACTTTGCATCCATCGTAATAAGATTTGCTTTCATATCTTCTACTTGTTTCTCCATTTCTTTTGCATATAAGATTAACTCTCTAATCTCTTCTGCTGACCACATTTGAGGTCGTGTATCTGTTATCCCTTCCATTAGTATTTATATTTTCCTATTGTTATTGCGTATGTGCCTTTGTTTGCTGCCTTCTGTGATAATCTCATCATACAACCATACCTTGCAGCATCTATTGCATGGTTCATAAAGTCCTGTGGTTTATCTGTCACATTGCCATTCTTATCTGTAATGTATTCATATCCATACATCTCATTGATTAAGTTTTGTGATTTCTTATGCACTTTGATTTTATAATTTCTCATTACTTCTATTCCAAAGTTAATACTATCCTTACCTTTCACAACTGGTTTAATGTTATACCCAGTTCTATATATTTCTTCAATCAGTCTTGGTTCAGAACTATCTGCCCATATCTCATTGTTTCTTTCTATTCCTAACTTCTTAAAGTGATTGATAATATCTGCAGTAATCATTTTCTTTTCGTATAGTAATTCTTCCAATTGTATTTCATCACCTTTCTTATAAATGGCAACAAGAGAACTGGGGTCAGAACTATAACCAACGTCAAAACCAAAACATACAAAATCACCATCACAATCATCAATAAGCTCAAACTCAAATATTGCCTTATCATTTGCAGCAAACTCACCTTTACCATATATCTTCCAGTATTTAGGGTTTTTAATTTCTAACTCTTCAATTGCCTTAATCATCTCAATAGGCAAATAAGGATTATCTCTGAATGTTGTGACAAACCTATCACAATCCTGCATCTGTCTTAACCAATGATAAGGAGAGATAGTAGGATTATAAGCAAGTATGATACGACCAGTAGTTCTAATGGATAATTGGAAATAACTTTCTTCATCAATTTCAGACGCTTCATCAATAAACAGAATATCTGATTTAATCCCTCTAAGCTTATCAGCATCATCAGTAGAAACAAACTGAATGGTAGAATTAAAATATTTCCATACCCTATCAGATATGTT